CGAAGCGGCTAGAGCCAGGGCTTATGCTTCCGCACTCGATGACATGAAAAAAACGGTGCTAGCTATGATATACAACGAAATACCAGAAGGTAGCTCAGCAGAGAAGACCAAGAAAGCTGAAGGACATAAAGACTATCAAAATCACTTAGAAAAGCTACGAAATGCAAACGAGGAATATCATATATTGAATAACCAGCGTATAAGCGCGGCTACTCAAATCGATATGTGGAGATCAATAAACTCTAATCAGAGAAAAGGAAATATCTAATTAACCTGATATCCTCGAACGTCTGGTGATCCCGTTATGGTCACGAAAGAAACGCCGTTGATAGCATTACCTGCTAGGCCGCCAGGGTTAAAGGAGTTTTTAGAAGCTCCACCATCTTGGCCAGGGTCTCCACCATCACCTGGGCCGATTCCGCTCGTATTTTTCGCGCCTGCTTCCGTCGTCGCAGAAAAACCACTATTAAGATCTATACCAGGCAATTGACCGCCCCCAGGTAAACCCGCAACCGGAGTACCACTAACAAGCTCTTGGCCGCCACCTCCACCGCCTGACCATATTTCAACATCGCCAATAATATCAATAGCGTAAGTGGTTAGAAGCGCGTCACCGCCATCTAGGGCCGTATTAAAAGCACCATCTGCGCCCCTTCCTTCTATTCTTCCGGTGCCGTCAATGTTAATTGTTACACCGGCAGGCCAACTACCGATATCTAGGGCCGCTGTATAGTTTGTTGATCCAATAATAACACCTGGGAATATATTTAACGTGATGACGTCACCAGATTGAGGCGCTGTATATATTGAGTCATGCACATCACGTAAATTAACATCGAACACATTAGCAGTAATGTCAATCTCCCTGTCTGTGCCTGGGTTGACTTGATCAAAAATAACTTCTTCAGCACTGCACGACGTAACACCGTTTGCCGTGTCTATTTGAGTTACGAGACAGTTAAAAGGCGCTTCAATATCTCCTTGTGAGTCTTCGAACACTCTACTTTGAAATGTGAAGGTGTCACCGGCATTCAATGGATAAGTTGACGGCATTCTAAACGAAACTTGTCTAGGTATATTTTCATACCTTGCAAGCAACCTAGAGCCGATACTTTCCGCCGCCGGTAAGTTAAACACGGTTATCCAACGGCTTAGAATTTCCCTAATTGATGAGGGGTTATTCTCTAACGCAACCACTGGGTTTTCAGTAACCGCTTTATAAATCGTGGTGTAGTTTTTCTTTTGGTCTTGTTCTTCAAGCGGGTTTTTCTTTCCGTGAAATACATTAATTTGTGATATACGCTTAGATGAAAGTTTCTTAGTTTTAACTGTGTCTTTCAAAATAATACTATCGTTAACGTTTAAAACTGGCGTTTCTTGCCTTAAAACCTTTAGTTTAATCCTTTTCTTTTTGTCTGGCTCGGATACATCAGACCAAATCATGAAACCGGCCTCTCTTATCACTTCATTATAAATATCTATTAAGGGCGTCGGTTTCATCACTTCGCCGCTGTATGTTCGACCGAGGTAAGCATTAACCTCGTCTATCCAATCGAAAAGAAAAATATAATTATCTATTCCAGACTGAGACTCCTGACCCAACGCATACAGAAGCAAACCAGGGTTATAACCTGAAAACGCCGCCGCCTCTTGGAATGTTTCGCCCGCTTCGTGCGCCTCTTGGACTGAACCGCTTAAACCTCTTCCGGTTAATGTTATTTGATCTTGAAATCTTGTAAAGGTAACTTTTTCGTCACCGATTGATGCTACGCCACTAAAGTCGTATTTATTACCAATACCAACAGGAGAAAGATTAAAAACCGTCTGCACGTCGGTTATAGCTGCATCAAGCACACCTTCGGACGGGAGGGGCACAACGGCTTTTTTCCCGTCAATTAATTTAAGTGGATCTTTTGCTGTAAAAGAAACACGCCCGCCCGAATCAGGGCCGGCAACTGAATCAATAACATAATGGCGTGTTTTCATCTCTGTTAGAGTTTGACCTACTTCGCCGTCTATTAACCTGAAGTCATAACCTTCTAAGCTACCCCAGCGGGCAAAGAACTTACCCCAAAAAGTACCCCTGTTATACGGGTTTCCGCTTCTTGAAGATGAATAAGGGTCAAATAGATAGTCATTATCCCTATGGTTTCCGAAACTCACCGTAACAGACTCTCGAACCCCTAGACTTTCGCCAGGGTCGATCTGTTGAGGTCTAACATTAATACTTTGTATCGACGGTATAGCTTCAATTGAAACTGGTAAGTCAGAAGTAGCAACGGCCCATCTTATAACCTGCTCACTTCCTGCATTATCGAAGTTTTGAACATCTTGGCACGTTTTTGGCGTGTTATAACATTTAAAATCGCCAGTCACACCAATGGCAGCAGTGCAGGGGCCAACGCCATACGTTAGCGTGCAAGGACTTAAAGAAAGCTCGCAATATCTAAGGGGTTTTACACTCACGCGATACACTCAAGATTAACCGACCAAGACATTCTACCACCTAACGAATCACCGCCTTGGTTTTGTGGGCGTATTGGGTCACGAGTCCAACCGTAAACAACCTCTTCAGGATAATCACCAGGACGCCAAGAATAAAAAACGGTATCTGCCGCTGTAAGATCGTTAAACGGTATTCCGTTAAAATGATTAATTAGCGGTGTAACTTCATCCCTAACAAATGTGGGCGAATTGTCTTCCTGATTTATTACGGTCATGTTCTTTTTGCTTGTAATCACTTGACCTAGATATTCACCGGAGTCAGAAACCAAACTATTACGATTGGCCATATATCCTATTGGCGTTGGTTCGTGTCCTACGTAAACTCGACGAGGTAATGTTAACAGCTTACCTAATTTAACATGTCCGACAATCGGCCCTAGAATATCCGTAGCGCCAGCAGATTCAAATACTACTCTGTAGCTTTCGTAACTGGAAAGCGTAAATCGTATTAAAATAGCCTGATCGTTTTTTGGTGAAGTTTCGAAAACTAGCGGAACCCATCCTATACCAGGTTCGAACCCGTCAACGGTAAACGTATAATTTTGCTCTATGAGATTAGTTCTAGCAAGTCCGATATAGTCCACATCTTCTAAGTTAAAGTTATCTAAAACTAAAGTTTCTTGATGTGTTGTCGATGGGCCTGAATAGCCTTCCCCTTGCCAGGCTGAAGACGTAGAAGGATCCCACGCATTTGTGGGCGGTCTCACTGGTGTAAATCCAGGTGAAGTTATGTCAAAAGTCTGTAAAACGGACTGATAGCCAATTACTGGATTATTTGCGTTTATATCTGAACTCATTGATTAGCCACCACTGTACCGCCGTCCGCTGTAAACTCTTGCAACTGCATAGCTAGTTCGTTTATTTGTGATCCACTGAAAATAGAGTTAGGGTCTACAGGCTGTAAGATTAATGTTTGACCCGCTCCCACTGCTCCGCCTCCGCTTGCCTGAATTGGTGCAGAAGAAGCAGCCGGTGCAGGTGCCGCAGCGGTTCCGGTTGATCCTGATCCACCACCACTAAAGCTTTGAGATCTAATCGCTTGAACCTGTGCAAATCCCGTTGCCGTTGCCCATGCTACAGCAGGAATACCAGCGGGCCAACCCATCGAAACGCCCTTTGCTATGCCTTGATAGGTACTCACAAGCGCGTCTGCTAATGCAAATGCCTTTGATATCTTGAAAGCCTTTTCGCTAGTTTGGGCCATGGTGCCGAGTAAGTGTTTAGCCGCTCCCACGGTTTGCGCAGCTTCAGTAGATATATGCTTTTCGGTGAGCTTTTGAATTCCGTCAAACTCGACTTGTTTCAGCTCAAGCATTCTTTGTGCGTGCCATGCCTGAAGCTCTTGCATCTTCTGGTTTTTTTCTTCGAACTTCGCTAACTCTTCGCTATCTTCTTCACCGGCCAAACTGCTTATTGAACTATTCAGCGCGGCAACTTCCTCGCGAGTTTGAATGGCTCGTTCTTTGGCAGCATCCAAAAAGCTTTCAAGGTTTGCAGATGGAAGCTCTTGCATTGCCATGTCGTGCAATTCTGTTCGTAATTCTCGAACGTTATTAATCATCGTGTTAGATGCTTCATTAACGCTTTGAACGAAACCAGAATCAGAAAGCAAAGGGAACTCTGATAGGTCAACACCAGGAAGGTTATTCATTGCAGAGATAACATTATTTACATTTACAATAATGTCATCAAGGAAACCCGCTACAACGTTAGACGTAGCAGCAAAGGCCGTGGTAACAGCAGCGCCGAAACCAACAGCGGCAACCTCAACGCCTTTAAATACTACCCTTACACCGTGGATGGCGTCACCAACAAATGCAACAGCCTTAGCAGACTTTTCAAACGCTTCAGATACCTTTTCGCCCAAATCAAAACCGGATTCTGTCAGCTCGCCAAATCTTGCTAAAAGCTCGTTAAGGATAGGCGCAAACTCAGCAGCAATAACATTTTTTGCAGCTTCGGCCTGAGCAGCCATAACCGCAAAAGCTTCCTCTGTTTCTTTAAGTTGGGCCAAATCAAAATCAGAAAGGATTAAGCCAAACTTTTCAGCCTCGGCAGACTGCTCCCTAAGCAAAGAGGCGTTATTTTGTAACAGCGGTTGAAGTAACGTAAGGTCGCTTGCCATCGCCTCTAAGTGGAATGTCATTTCCGCTTGAGATAGATTGGCCTTTTCTAGTGAGCTGAAAAACAGTTCTAACGCTTGTGGGCCTGAAAGGTTCCTAAACGCATCAGCAGTAACGCCAACCCTCGGCGCTATCTGTTCGAAGAAGTCTACAAGAGGGCCACCGCCAGTAGTTAAAAAATCACCGACTTTATCGTTTACGTCTTTAAAAATATCCGCGAGCTTTTCCTGCTCAACCCCTAAAGACTTTGCAGCAAAGGCATACTTTTGGAACTCTTCAGCCGAAGCGTTGGAAACATTGGAAAGGTTAATTATTTCTTTTGATGTGGCAGCAGCGGACTTAGTTAAAGCGAGAAGGCCACCGGCAGCAGTAACGCCAGCAGCAGCCCCAAGCTTTGCAATTGAATCAGTGGCCTCTCTCAAAGCAGAGACAGATACTCGGGAAAAATCACGTACTGAACGAGCCCCAGAGCTTAAAGCATTCTCTAGAACGGATACATCGCCGCCAACTCTAAAAACTACGCTTCCGACTTCACCCGCCATATTCTAAATGCCCGTCTGTGCCTAACAAATCGTATAATTCACCCCATTTATTTTCGGGTGTCTCTCGCTTTTCGGGTGGTATCTTGGCCTCATAGATCCACCATAATTCAGTTGGTGACATCTTCCAGAAATCAACTGGCGATACACCTAGCGCCGTAACTGCAAGCTGAAAAACACCTTTTAAGATGCTTTCGCTATTTCCATCTTTTTTTTTGCCTTTTCAGCTTCAATCTCTGCCTGCTCTTTCGTCATTTCTAACGCTTTTTTTCTAACGTCAGGCGGAACAATTAGAAGCTGTAGAGCAAGAATAACATGCGTTATCGAGTCACCGTCTTGGTAAATCGACAAATAGCATTCTTCTGCGCTCGGCGGGGTTGGCATACCCATAAATTTCAAGCAAATAGAAATAGCTTCTGATTTATCAGTAAGGCCGCCAGGATTAACCAAGGAAGCCAAATCTAATCCAGTCTTTTCAAGCTCTCGAATCAATTTGAATACCTTGTGAGAAGTGCAAGTATATTCCTGCCCTTTCCAACTCATTTTAATGTCTTCAAAAACCATTAAGCAGCCTCGGGCGTGTAAACCCAATCACCGGAACTATCCAGCGTAGAGCTAAACGTAATTGCATCATTGTAGGGCGAACCTAGCTCAAAGGGGCCAAGTCTAAAATTACCCGTAATAGTTGCCGGTGTAGTGTTACCAGTAACAAAAATAGGGAATTCAATTTCAATGTCATCAAGCATTTTATCTGCTGTGGTATCAAAAGCGATATTCTTTAAAATATTATCTTTTTCAATACCGTCAAATGTAATAGTAATCATTTGCTCAGCGGATTCTGACAACAAACATTGAATGCCATCATTTTCACCAGACGTTACATTAATTGAGGTATCACCTTTGCTTACTGTCACATTTCGAAGACCAGCAAGCACCGTACTATTTTTTTTAAGTAGGAGTTTTCTACCTACTGCACCTTCAGCCATAAAATCACCTTTTATCGGATTAAAATTCTATATGTTGAAACACCGTGATAAGTTTCGCCGTCAGGATCTAAATCTGTCTCCGAACTTTGAAAATCACACGTCACAAAAAAAACATCAGGGTAAGATAATTCGGCTCGATCTAACGCCGTAAATATTTGATCCTGAATTGTTTTAACTTCTTTTCTACCACTCTTTCTAGACCATGTATGAATAGTAATTAAAACCTCATTGCCTGTCTTTTCATACACAGACCATTCAGCGTGAGTGGCTTCCCCAATTGTAATAAAAGGGAAATCTGTATCTTTCCATTCACCGCATTTTAACGACTTTTGCGGCACATGGTCATATATTCGACCGTTTACAAGCGAGGCCAAAGACGTATTATTATTAAGCTGTTCGTATAAAGCGGATTGAACCGCTATTTCAAATGCCAAGCCTTCTCGCCCTACTCGTTATTTGTCTTTCTAGCTTCTTACCAAATTCTTGGATAAGAATATTATTCCTGTTTAAATTAACCTCTTGTATTGCAGGTCGTATAAATGGTTTTTCTGACTGATCCAGCGTTCCATACTCAATAAAGCGCCAGTAAAAAGCATCGTTCCTTGCGTTTGCTCCGTGCGTGATTATTACATCACTTTGAACCATCCCTTGGCGTCCGCGTCTACGCTTTGTTTTAATGGCCTTTTTTAATATTCCCTTTCTAACTGGTGCCTTTTGTTTTATCTTCTTTGCTACGCGTCCTGCGTAAGCGTGAACAGTGGCCCTAATTAAATTCTTTGCGGCCCTTGGTGCGATACGATCAAGGATATTAGAAACATCGTCTAAACCCTCAATAGTTACAGTCATTTTCCTACACCGCGCTCAGCATAAAATTCTTGGTACATTGACCTTTTGTTTCGCTTTGGTATACGCCTAATATTATAATCTTCACCGTCGTAAGTAATGAAATCATCTTCTCTTATACCACGACGATAGCGCACAACAAATAACGTTAACTCTTCTGCGTTGAGTTTATCAAAACGCTCAATCTCTTTGCCGGATAGCGGTCTCACATGCGCAGCCACACCGCGCTTTATCACACAAACTTTTTCAGTCTGACCGCCTATCCCATCGCTTTCTAAAATAATGCGACTAAAATCAATCTTTTGATCCAGTTCGCCAGGTCTATACACCTAAATTAACCCTATATGGATAAAGCATATTTCTAACTGCCGGATTTTCGTTAACGGTGAACTGTACAACGCTCTCTGTGCGATTCTCGTATAAATCGGTGAGAATCATAAGCATGGCTTGCTTAGCCGCTTCAAACTCAGCCGGAGGGCCGGTTAATACCTCCACTGTGAAAGATTCGTAATTAGTTGGTACAGTATTAAAATAAATTCTTTGCTGGTCTGCGTTGAAATTGTAATCGGTATTCGGTAATACCGTCGCCGCGCCATCTTCATCGTAAGTCGTAATGCTTACAATGCTTTGTAAATCGGGATACGGCAAACAAAATGTTTTACCGGAAAAAGCAGAGTCATACACAATAGCTATGGTCTGCTCTGTAAAAAAACGATTGCAATAGTTCTCAGCCGTGTCTCTTGCCGCACTAATCAAGGTTTGGACATGGTCGTCATCATCCCCTAATTCTAAGCGCAGCTGGTTGTTAGCCTCTTCTCGCGAAATAGGCTCAACTGTTGGTGGAACTCTTACAATCTTTTTGTGATTCATTTAGCGGCCTTTTTTTTCGGCTCTTGCTTAACTTGTTTCTTCAACATATCCGCTCGCGCTTGTCTTAATCTGGCCTCTTCTTCAGGGTGAAGCTTAACGGCTTTGACGGCCAACAGTTGGCGTGCGCGTTGTTCGTTAATGTCCAGCTCTTGACCAACAGATACATCACCACCCATACCAATACTGGTGAATTTTTTTAACGCTATAACTTTCATAAAACCTCGCAAAAGGGGCATAAGCCCCTTTAATTAAAAGCTTGAGATATCAGCAAAGCGGATAGCGGCGGGAGTCATTACAGCCTCAGCGCCGCGGGCCTCTGCGCGAACAGTTACAAGGTTACTCTGAACGTTTGTTCCGTCTTGCTCGAACATCTCAACAATGGTGTCATTTCGTGATAAATACATGTCGGCATCACGAGACTTGACAATTGCTGTACCTACAGGTACGGCATTAGATGCTACTACCGGAAGCCCCCAAAGTAGAGGTGTCAAACCGTTGTTAACGTAAGTAACAGCACCAGACGCGCCCACATAGGCATTATCACCCGTGCCACGCTTGGTGGTCTCAACTTTCGCCCAGTCTTGCGGGTTGAAGTAAACGTAATCGGCAACGTAATCAGCGCCGATAATTTCATACTTCATTTTATTGATAACGTCATAGATTGTATCTAGGCCAGTAGTAACCGTTTCTACACTGTTGCCAGTAGCCAACCAGCCGGACAAGTTAACGCCAGTACCGTCGCCGTTAATAATTTGGCTTTCGATATGTTGGCGTACACCGTGAGACATGCGGCGGTCAATGTAGGAAGCCAAGAAAGTAGAATCATCCAAAGCCTGTTTTGAAACTTTGATGAAGTGTGGAATGGTTCGCACATTCTCTGTTACTTCTTCAAAGGTCAAATCTGATTCGGGCTTAGTTGTGTTTTCCGCAGTCTCAGCAGCGTTATTAGTCCAAGCCAACTCGCGAGAGTAGTAAACCACGTTTGATGTTGTTTGACCACGTTGAACCGTTGGCAGCACTGTCAATTGACGGAAGGGGCCATCAACAACGCCAGGTAATTGATCGTGACGGGTTACTGTATTTCCAGTGCCCTCTACGATCGTATTACCTTGGAAGGTAAAGCGAGCGCGACCGCTAGAGCCTTGATGAAAGCTTTGGAACTCATCAGAACCAACAAAAGACTCACCCATTGAAAGGGGTTTATCTTGAGATCCGACACCAGCCATTCCTTTCTGCTCAATTGCAGTCATGGAATCATTAAGCTCGTTTTTCATTTGCTCGAAATCTTGAGCCATTGCTTTCATGTCAGCGCGCATTGCTTCTGTAGCTTTACCGTTGTTTGCGTTTTGCGCCTCTAGTTTTGCATCAAGACTAGAGCTAAGGGCGCTAAGGCTCTCATCTAGTTTTGCTGCTATTGATAAGTCACTCATTTGGTGATCTCCTAAATTTTGTATTTTGCTATAACGTTTTCTATTGCTTGTAGCTCTTGTTGCTGTTCAAGATCACCTCGAACGTGTTTCTTGACCGCGTTACAGATCGCCTGTGACTCTGATCGAGAAAGATTGAATTCGTTTCTCATCGTAACCTCTACATCAGTAATAGTACGACAAGAATCGAAAATATTCTTTTTACTCGGCTTATTCGCCTGCATTGACTCTATTTTAGCAAGAAATTTGCTTGTTGAAAAATCGACCTTTTCTTGTGCTCTCATCCCAGCCATAGCGACCATCATCAAATCGGCTTTACCGCTCTGCACAATATCAGCAAAACCAAGTGCTACGGACTCTTCAGGATTTAGCCAAGTTTCATCAATCATCATTTGCTTGATCTCCTCGCGATCCGTTTTTGTTCTCGCTTCGTAAATGTCTAACAACATGTCATCCATTTTGTCTAACGTGTCAGCAGTGCGACGAAAGTCCTCACTGTTACCCATTGCTAAACCCCACGGTCTATGAATCATAAATAGCGAGCTATTTGATTGCATAACGATTTCATCAGCAGCCATCGCAATTACGGAAGCCATCGAGCCAGCTAAATCTATTTTTGCAACAATTCGGCCTTTAAAATCATTCAAAAGGTTATAAATTGAAAAACCCTCTGTTACGTCACCGCCGCCGGAATTAATAATCAATTCAATTTCATTTTGTCCTTTTATTTCGTTGGCAATATCAGCCGCCAAAATATTAAAACCTATTTCACCATCAAGGCGTATCGTTTTCATTTGTCACTGCCTCCTGTGGCATTGGTTCGGTTCCGGCAGGGGTTAACGTGCCGTTTAAGTAAATATCGTCACCGCCTTCTTTGTCTTCAAGACCTTCTTTGTTTCTCGCCTCATTTGGCGTGAGCTGTCCTGAATTTATCGCAGTAGCGTTGGCGGCTATACGGTCTTCATAGCTTGGCCTTAGATACTGGTCAAAGCTGAACTCTATATCTAAGGTATCCCAATCCCTAGATGGAATTAAATGGCGCTTCATGGAAGCCTCAATCTTTTCGGCCATTGGCAAAAGATTGGTTTTATAAAACCCTCTAACAATCTCCTGGATACCGGAACCCCAAACAGTGCTTGAACTCATGTCGTTTACTAGAACGGAAGGCACACCCATAATTGTCGCTATTTGTTGTCCGTTGTACTGCCTAGACTGAAGCATTTGCATATCTTGCGGGCTCAATGCCACCTGCTGAAACTCCATTCCGGCCTCTAAAATCTTTAAGGTATCGGTGTCACCCTCGGCTATATCCTTCATGTTTTGGCGTATCGCGCCGCGCTGTTTATCACTTAAAACGTGGTCAATCGATAGGATACCGCTAACCTTTCCGCCATTAGATGCAATTTTGCTGAAACGGTCATTAGTAGCAATCGAGGTACCTATCGTATTGCGTCCATAACCGAGCGCAGACATGCCAACAATACTATTACCAAAAATCTTAAGATGCCAAATCTGATCCTCTGTATAAGTTATACGTTCGCTGTTTGCGTTTGTATAAACATATTGAATAGAGCCATCTCTCTGTAGCTCTACACACATCTGTGACGACATCAGAGGAATAAGTGAGTTAATCCTACCTCGACTATTTTTATTCTTAATACAATAGGAATTACCATCTGTAATTAAATTTAAAATGATGGTTTCGAAAAATTCGTTTTTAGTTTGATATCTATTTGGCTGATAATTAAGCATCCGCCAAACATCATAAGAAGTATCTTTAGTTCTGCTACCGTCTGGATTGGTTCGGTACGCATTTATAGGCATAGCGCCCATGGTTTCAGTTATAAGTTTAACGCAAGCCCAAAAAGTAGGCTCTGCCATTGCCGTGTCAAACGTAACAGGTGCCGCAGACTTTGAAGAATATCCGCTCGGGTTTTCGTTTTGAAATCCCTGTTTTCTGGTATTGCCGGAGCCACCGCCCCAAGTAAATGGATTATACCAAGACATTAAAAGTCCACTGTGATCGGATCATCTAAAAATGAATCGAGGTTTCCGCCCTCGTCGTTCATTGCTCTATTCATTGCCATTATCAAAGCTACAGGCCCGTCAATTTTATTCTCTTCTCGTTCTTTACGTGGATAAACATTATCTTTAGCGTCAAGCTTGGCAGTTACGTTAGACATCATCCAAGTCATACAAGGGTCGCCATTATGTGCAATACGCTTAGAACGTATAAGCCCGTCCACCTGTTTCATAGGTTCGCTAAAGTTCAAAACGACCTGTCGCATTTCAACAACTGGCACGCCTTTATCCATTAATTCTGTTACTAGCATTGTAGCCTGATGAGGGTCATAAGCCAAGCTTGCTACCTCGAACGCGCTGCAAAGGTCAAGAATATCTTGCTCAATTTCACGAAAATCAATAATCTCGCCATCGGTAACGGTCAAATAGCCATCTTTAGCCCAACCGGCATAGTGCTCTGAAGCCGTTGACTCTAGTGCGGCCTCCGGTAAATAGTACTTTCCGAAGGTCACAAACGAGTCATCACCTAGAGGTATTAGGATTTGGATGGCCGCAATATCTACTTTAGACGCTAAATCCATGCCAATATATGCGCGTTTACCTGAAAAGTCTTGCAGTTTTAGTGCAGAATCCGCGCTAGAATTCCATCTTTCGATATTAAAGAACGCATCCCTTGCACCCACCCATACATTCAAATGCTTGGTTTTGTACTGGGTTTGTTTTCTGGCGTTATTCTTCGCGGTTTGGAGTTGATTTAATAAAAACTCCTCCATGACCGATACGCCAAAGTTAGGATTAGCTTTCTTTAAAGCCTCAACGCTTGCCCAGTCGTCACCCTCATCAATGGTATAAATCGCAGCGAATAAGGTCTCATCAACAAGCGAACCCTCTAGCATTTTTTGGGCCTCAAGTTGCATTTGATAGCATGGGCCTGCCAGATTATCCCCCGCCGTAGTAATCACTAACATAAGGGGTTGTTCACGCGCCCCCATACCCGTCATCATCGTGTCATATACGCGGTCGTCTGAATGTTCGTGATACTCATCAATAATAGCGCATGATGGGCTTTGACCGTCGCCAGGGTTACCGATAATAGGTTCAAACCGTGAACCGGATTCCTGAATATTGATGTTAGACGCGTTGACCTCGATTCCTTTGGCGTCCATCAATGCCGGCGTCTTTTGGATCATAAGCTTGGCAGGCCTGAAAACCTCCCATGCTTGTTTTTCAGTCGTCGCACCGGAATAAACCTCCGCACCGTATTCGTGATCCATGGATAGCATATAGATCCCCGTGGTGGCCGCTTCTGCTGATTTACCATTCTTCCTCGGTACCAACAGCAAAGCCTTACGGTAACGCCTAAGCCCTGTTCCTCTATTCTTCCAGCCAAATACGTTCATGTTAAAAAAGCACTGCCAAGGTTCAAGGCGTAAAAGCTCGCGCTTCTGCGCCCACTTCCCTTTAGTGTGCGGCATTAACTGCTTAAACTTGAGAACACGCTCGGCTGCGTCTTTATCAAAAACGTACTTTGATTTTTTATTCTTCTTGGATTCGTCGAGGTCGTTTAGATATCTTTGGCACGCTAATTGTATCCACTTACACGCAATACGCTTACCTGAAACAACGTCAAGGGCGTACTTATGACCGCGCTTTACGTTTGAGTGGACTGTCATAGAGATTCAAAGGGGTTTGTTTTTTCTTGCTTAGGAACAACAATCTTTGTTCTGTCGCTTGGAGTCATGCCAAAGCGGCCAAGCAAAGTCGATAGCTGCGAAAGTTTAGCCGCGGTCATTTCCTCAAAATTTGTGCGCATTTCAACAACCAATCGGGTTAATGTTTCTAGCGCCATCCTGTCAGCCTCTCCAAGTACTCCCGCGTACATGTTGGAAACTATTTCATCCCAAACATTTTGATGCGTGTCATCTAAATGTGACGGAGGCGGCCCTATACCTCTTTCTGGTTCTGGTT